CAGGAGCTGTGACGGTGATGACGTTGCAATCAGCTTGGACTTGTGCCGGCTGAGCAAAGACGTTGGTAGCGGACGGGGCAATTGTGATAATGCCTGCTGTGATGAACAGGGCTGTGATAATGCGCTTCATTTTGGTTCTTCTTTCTGTGTTTGTTTGATTATTGATTATGGGTTGTTTGGTTGTATTACTTACTAAATCAAATCGTAAGAACGATAGTAAATCCCTGGAGTACCGGCACAGGAAGCCCACGATGTGGAACCTCGACCAACCCAAGGACCTCTAACTTCTTTAACGATTCCGCCAATATCATCTCCGCAATAGAGATGAACTCGCTGCAAATTCAAACCGCCGTTGTTGATAACGGTATGGCAATCTGAATATGCAACAAATGCCGTTACTGGAACGACAAAGCACAGTGACAAATATGCGTCCGCCTCTTCGACGTTTGTCACATGATGTGTGTCTGGTTGTACTGCTACTACTGCTGCTGTGACTGGAAGTGCAAGACCAATCGCTAGCAGAACTACGAGTAGGATCCTCTTCATCAGCTCTCCTTTTCAGGCGACGTCGACAGGTGCCGGGTCGCTGCTGTTGATCAAGCGAAGACCTGCGTCCTCACTTGAAAGGTTTCCTCCCTCAGTGATTCGGCCGTATTCACCGACCTTGATTTCACTGAATTGCTCGAAGAACACCTTCGGTGCATAGCATCGGAAGTTTTCTCCGAGGCGAGTAACCCACCATCCAACATATGCTTTTCCAACGTTGGGGATGATTTGCCGATTGAGCTGAATATAATCAACGCTAGAATCATCTTCGGTCTTGATTCGACCGCCGATCATTTCGGCAATTTCAGCCATGTTCTCCGGTGTGATCTCCACCGCTTCCACTTGGAAGGGTTTACGGACGAACGTCTTGAATTCCATTAATTTACTCCTCTAAGGGTTTGGTGGTATGCTTTTCCATTGCTGGTTTCTCCCACAAAAGTCGATCACCATCAAACACCCCGACAATTTCATTGCCGTCGAAGACTAGATGATTATCCATCCATGCGTAGACTTCTTCCGCTGTCAGATCTTTGTGAAAAGGATCGAACGGTCGCCCGGCAACGTAATACGTGATTTCCGAGGGAAGATGGTTGAACAGATACTGACCTGTTCTTTGATCGTGAACTTTTGCGTTTTGCATTATTTGTTGAGTAAATATAGACAAGGTCATTATTTAAACTACTCCTGTTGATGGTGTTTACTTATGCTTTCTTTGCTGCGTTGTTAGTGACTTCAGTAGCCGACTTTGCAGTCAGACCGACCATAACACCAACCAAAGCAGCGGCTGCTCCGGCGAGGAATGCGAATGTGTTCTTCACAGGTACCTCCTCTCCATCATTTAGATTACTGAACCAGTTCTTATTCATGAATATTCTCCATTATCTCGATGCCTCCAGGAAAGCGGCGAATATAACCGAATTGCTCCAAGCGCTTCAATTTGTCTTTAAGCCCTCTACTTATGACTTTATTTGTAGATCTGGCAGTCCAATGCTTATCATTGTTTTCACCAAATTTATTAAGCCAGTAAATTTCGTGCCAAAGCCTTAGCGGTGCTCGCATCAAATATCGTTTTCCTCCAGCGAACATTAGAATTGCTTGGTATAGGGAACCACCGTTCCAATTAGGATCTTCCCAAGGAAACATTATCGTTTCTTTCTGTGTCCAGCTGCACCAACTTCTCTTCCTTCACGAAGGCATCCGTTCAAGCTGAGCTCGTTCAAATATCCCTCGTGAAACAATCGAATCATTTGTTTTCCAACTCTTGATTGATTGAGAACAACTGACAGATTTCCTTCTTCATCAATCGTTGCCGCCCCTGCAACCCGCTGGTCAAAAGTTAAAGGAACTGTAACAGTCCTTGGAACTCTCTTCCTTGCTAGCTTTTCTTCGAACGACATAATTCGCTCTTCTGGCAACTCTTGATCTTCAGACATCACTCTCCCGGAATAGTCGTGCCATCCATACATTCATGAATGGCGCTGAAATGTCCTTCTCGTTTGATGCATCGCTCGGATCCGTGAACAGGATATCCGCACGCTCGGTAATAGTTCTCACCATGATAATTGATTACTCGCTTATCACCACTGATGATCACGCCAGTACCAAGATTCTGAGCGGGTTGTTCAAAAGCGTTGTGTCGGATTGGATCCATGATTACTCCGTCACATTGATGGCGTACTTGCGCTCCAAATCGTCTTCCTCGATGGTGACGAACAGTGATTGCAAATATGGCTTCCAACCACTCTTACCACCAACTTCCCAGAAGAATCCACGACAGATCAAATCTGCAGTCTCGATGTTAGCCCAGTCCAAAACACCAACTGTCTCCTCTGTGACATTCTGTCGAGCTGTTCCTGTGATCAAAACAATACGAGGAGGCCTATAGCCAAACTTAACATTGATTGAAATATAAGCACGACGCTCATCACCCTCTTCACGAGGCTCGAGCCACTTGACGTTCCAATCGTCTGCAAGCATCTGTTGAGCAACGTCTTCCGGCAACAGGACCGCAAAATTGCGTTCTCCATCCACATTATACTTCCCAGCTTTACCCGAGAAGTTTCGGAAGATCAATTCGGCGTCCTCAATCTTAAAGGACTTGTCATCATTTTTTGGCATTATAGCTCCTTCTAAAAAAAAGAAAGAATGATAGCCCTTGTTTAAGGGGCTACCATCCTCGAGACAGTACGGGACGGGGTGTACTTCTCATAACATAACATGTAATTTTTGCGATTAGGAAACGAACGTTTCAAACGGACCATAATAGTCGATTGCGTTATATGCTTCCTGTCGCAAATGCTCGAAATAATCCATATCGATATCGAGCGTGTTTACAGCCTTCCTAGCTGCAGCAACCTCCCTTTCAATCCACAAATATCCTTTGGTTCCTGTTACTGCGTAATGCTTGTCGTCTTTGATTCTCCACAGCATCCCTCCACCGGTTTTCACCGGTACAAAAGATCCTGTCCTTCCCACATGGTGAAGCTCCCCGGGAACTTGGGGATCGTACGTGAGATCTTTGAAATTGAGATACATCGTACCCTGAGTAACACTTTTCGTCTCACAATAATCATCGAATGTGAGTTCTTCGTGCGTGAAGAGGGTCTTATAAACGTAAGGGTGCTGGAATTGAGCGCCCACTGCCGTCCACTTGTCTCCTTCACGAGCAATATATACCGCATCGTTAACGAGACAGAACTTTTCATAAGTGCCCTCATGCTCAAATTCGTATCCATATTTCTTACCGAAATCCGTGACAAACTGAATGATCTCCGGCGTGGCGTTCGGGATCTTAATGGAATCGGTTTTGATGTGTGCAACGGTAAATCCTTTCTTTTGCACTGCGTTCTTCAAGTCGATCATGAACAAAGCACCACGCTTCGCTACAATGTTGTCTACGTTTCGATTATCTCGGAAAACGTTGGGGAATTTGGCACTGGTGAGTCCGTAGACGATGTTGATGACGATTTTGAGAGCATAAGATAGCCCCTCAGCAGTGTCCGTACCGCTGTCCAGAAACTTCTTGAGCTTACCGCCAAGTAGGCCTGACGCTCTCCCGTAGTCCTTATGCTTAATTGCCATTCTCGCTTCTTTGAGCTCGGAATAGCGTTCTGTATAGGGTCCAAACAATTCGAGAAGCTCGATACTCGTCGGATGCATGGATGCAACGTCCAGAAGCGCCACGTTCTCGTAAATACCGGGTTCTGCGTAGACGTATCCACCCTCACCGACTTCTTCGCCTTTATAGGTACTAACCTTTCCATCAAATTCGTATCCTTTGAATTGTTCCGACAGATCAGTATACTTGAATACCCTCTGAGGATTCTTTTCATCCCCAAATATGATCTTCGCAGTATGCTGTTGTGTCGTGTGATTAATGGACAAACCTGAAAGTTCTGCAAGAATCTGTCGAGCAACAAAGTCTTGCATACGATCTTCAAGAACCGCTTCTGTTGCAACCACATCGTTTTCACAATATGACACAACTTGTGGCCACTTCTCCTTTGGCACTGGTTGATCCCAAGGAATATCCAATTCCATGTGATGAATGCCGAGCTCAATCTCGAATTTCTTCAACCCTTGTTTCTTGGAGCTAAAGTCATAAATATCAGCGTAAGACAAATTGTAGGCCTCTCCAAAGAGTACATTCTCCTTGCCATCAATGATCTTTTGACTTAATCTCTGCAGTTCCTCAAGATTGTAACCGAGGAAACGAGCGTACAGAATATGATTATCGTAACGTCGATTATTGAAACCAATCAGTCGCATACCAAACAACGGTTCAATTTCAGCAGCTGTTGGGTTGATCATTTTGACAACTTCTTTGGATCCTTTGTACTTCCAACATACAACTAGAAGATTTGGGTAAACCTCGACGTCAAATATGACCAATGGTTTGTCGTCCGCATTCGGACTTTCCATCGGTTGTTCGCTGGCAAAGTGCATCTTCTGAACCAACTTGAGACATGCGTCGCCGTGGTGTGTGCTTCCCGCAGCAAACCCCAAAACTCTAGCTCGCATATCAGTCACGTCGTATTTCATGCCCTGTTCATAAGCGTCTTCCAGAATCTTGTAAATGAAATCGATTGAGGACTTTGTGCCTGCATGAATTTCTTTACGCAGATTACGTTCAATGAGTTCTCGAAGACCTTTTTCGCTCTGAATACTCTTGTTAGTGATCATCGATTTCTCTTTCTTTGGCAGACCACTCGTGATCGTTGCAATCTCGAGATTATTACATCTGGTCAATTTCCTCCGGAGAGAAGCATTACCAAGCAATGTTTTGATCTCGATACCAACGTCAAACACGGAAGCAAGCTCGTGCACATCGCCGGAGTAAATATAGTGTAAGTGTAGACCTGCACCGCCCTTACTCGTCTCGGCATATGTTGGTGGCCATTTCGACGCTTCTCTCAGATTTAATTCTAGATCTTTTTCACCATCCTCGTTAACCAAATCGAAGTCGATGACAATATGATTCTCAGGTACTTGTACCCAATGCAACTTCGTAGTGTCAAGTTCTTTCAGTGTCGAACTTACTTTTGACCACGCCTTTGCAGGATCACCATTTGGTTTAGCGTACTGCGCCAGTTGATCCGGATACATCTCGTCAAATATAGATACGTGTCCTTCAATCAACTCAAGTGATCGTGGTTCGTGCGGAACAAACTGACTCGGTGGTGTCAAGTTCTTGAATCCTGAATAATAACTACGTACTGCCACACCATCCACCTCCGCTCTGTCTTCAAATTTATCGAAGTAGTTCCTAAGTTCTTCTCGGAACTTGTACTGAGCTAGAACTCTCTCAATGCCGGTTTCCGCACAGAATTCCTTGTACAGTTCATACGCCTGCTTCAAGGATATGCCATCCTGACGCTTCATGATGTCAAATGCAAACTCGATGTAGTTATAGAATATGTCTGTCTGCAACATCATTTCTAACGGTCGATAAGCACTGTAGTAATTGCGGCCCATAGAGCGATAGCGAGTAAGACAGTGATGGGCAATAGCTCCGAGCTCGAAATCGATCTGATTGAGAAGTACGTGATAGCGATCATTATCAATCTTTGCGCCAGTAGGATGTACATCAATAAGCCTACGAATAATACCACTCTTAGCATCAGAAATCCTTACTGGTTGATTAGTGCCCATGAATAAGAAAGCATTCACTCGAGCACTGTAGCTCGGCTTGTACTTCTCGTTCATAGTCATCATTTCGTGAGATATGATCGAATTCAGCTTTGTGTTGTCGTCGATTCTCGACAAATCACCATCGTGTTGAATAGCTACAAGCGGATTTGACTTGAACACTTCGGTAGCAAATGCATTATTACTGCTTCCGAGTGCCTTGGCGTCGAACGTTGCTACGTAGCCGTCGAACAATTTCTGGATGATATTTAGAACCGTACTCTTCCCACTGCCGGCCGGTCCATAGAATACTAGAAACTTTTGGATCTTTTTTGAATCTCCCGAAACGACGGCGCCAATAGCCCATTCGATCTTATCCCTTTCTTCCTTGGAATATAGAACGTCAATCAGTTCGTTCCATGCTGCAATGCTGCCAGGCTCCAGGCTGTAATCCAAGCGACGACTTGCGTAATCGTTCTTACTAACCTCAGCATTAGCAAATATAATCTCCTCATCAAGAGTATGACTGTTATCGCTAATGTTCTGCATGAACTTTCTGAATGTTGTCCAAATTGTAGTATTGAATGACTTCAGGTTCTTAACCCGATACATTATTCCATACTTTTGATACTGTTCTTCGGCATAACGATGAAGATCTTCATCAACGAGTCTTTGTACGTCATACTCATCAGTTGACCACAAGCCCTTTTTTTCATCCCAAATTGCATAGAATGATCGCCCTCGTACCATCAAATCTTTAGATCTACCGACTGTCCAATCTGGGTAAATCTCTGGAGGTCCGTCTTTCTTTTCTTTAACAGCAATTTGATAAAAGTCCACGTGACCTCCTTTCAGATTTCGTTATCGACGAGGTATTCGTTGAATTGATACCAGATCTCCACCTTTCTCTGATCGTAGTTGGTTCTAGACAATGGAAACATTCCTCCACGCCCGTCGGGCAAATATGTTCTCCACAAGAATTGATCCAAAACGTCGTTTATTGCTTTAAGATTATGACGTGTTGCATCACTTAGATCTCCGTCGCCGAATAAATTGGTAACAAAGATCCAAAACCATTCCCTAGCTGAAATATCCGTCTGAAACTCTGCTCTCCGAGCCAACGCAAACATCATTTCGAAGACGGAACATGGAAAGTTCAGCCAATTAGGATCTTGTGATAAGTGTGCCTGTGCGAGAAACTCGTGACGGATGTCCAACCCATCTGCTGCTCTATTTTCATCACCTTGTACAACATACACAAATTCCACCGAGTGTATGCTTCTTAGCAATGTGTAATAGGTCAGAGATGGAGTTGGTACATCCACACGAGCCACCTTTGAGTAGAGCCAGTTGAAATATACTTCTTCAATCGGCTCATTCATGTCTAGGTCTCCCGGAACTTCAGAGGCCTCCGATTGGAATGCCTAATTTCCTCTTCAATTTCCTGGTCAGCTTCCTGCCCCAAAATTTCAACAGAATACATGCCAGAATGAAGAATAACTTCCCACTCCATTTGAAGGGCCTCGTTACGAATATAGACGATCGACGGATCTTTCGAACCATGTCCGAACCTCAAATCTCCCATTATGCCTGCGTGGCCATACATGGGAACATCATGACTGTCCACCATAATGTCGTCACCAGCATAATAAGTAACTGTTTCCTGAGTAAAGTCGAAATCGTTTTCCACGAACTCGTCTACATGAAGAATATAAGGCACTTCGCTTTGGCGTTGACTCAGCTCAACTTCATGATCCCAGTCTCCGTCATCGTTGGTGAAAACGTTGACCGTAATACGATCGTCTTCAATCATTGCTGCCGTTTCCGGAGCTGAAACTGAAATCTCGTCGTATTTAATGACCGGAGGATGCTCTGTATTGAGCTCGCTGGAATGATCCTTTTCGATTACCGGATCTGGTTGAGCTTCTTCATCAAATATAGTCAATTGCTTTGTACCTGGTTCCATCGGAGGAACGACCGTAACCGATCCTCGCTTCTTGCCAAGAATATAGCCACCTGCACTACCGCCGGCGAAAGCGACGACAGCTACAGCAGCGATTTGGGACCACTTGTTCTGTAGCATGTCATCTCCTAACCGATCAATTCGTACATGTTGCCATCAACATTGAAATCAAGCCAAATGCTCATCTCATATCCGTTGACGAACTCGCTATTACGGGCTTCGTACATGCCGAAGTCAATGAAATTGTCACCGCCGTTAGGATTGTCCATCTTCCAACCAACTACACAGCCGGCTGGCGTTGCTGGGAATCCAAGCTCTTCGTACACCTCATTGAGGAATACGTGTCCACGATTAGTGAGACGATGATTCATGTAGCTCTGCACACCATGAATGAACGTTCGATTGTGATCAATGAACGGCTTGTAATTCGGATTGGACTCGTCGAACAACTTGGAATATGCTGACAACCCATTCGGATTGACGGTCTTAACCTTCTTGACTTTTCCGTCAATTTCGACTGTCTCTTCCGTGACTCCTCGATAAAGATCCTTTTCCTTGTCTTCACCAAGTTGATCACGAACTCGATCACGATAACTCTCAAACGCTGTTTGCAACGTAGCATACGCAGCAGTCAATCCAGCGTTTCGTCGAGTCAACGTAACATGCGAGCCTGTCAACAATCCAATTGATGCCGCACCCAGAACAACTGAAGGCGCATACAATTTTGTCACTCGCATTACATTGATTGCATAAGCATATGCAACATCTTTATCAGTGATCGGTTGAACCCGAGTTCCCTGATTGAAATGGGTCAAAGAGCTTCGAGCTTCCTTCACTTCTCGAATATCGCTCTCCATCTCATCGAGCATGTCAGGCAACTTGAGGGTCGCACGACACGCCAGAACGGCGCTAGTGATGGTACCCGCCAAACCCAACACAAACATTGTTCTCGGTGCGTGCTTTTTTTGTGTGAGAATCGCATCGCCGATCTTTCGGCTGATTCCCTGTGGAATATACTTCATTTTTGACTCCTATGTCAGAGTGGTTCTGCGGGTGGTAGATCGAGAACGTATCCGTCTCGTGTCTGTCGGACTGAAACTCCTACTGCGGAAGTCCAGCCCCATTTCTGATCTGTGTGTGATGCTGGCAAGCCAACCATGTCATGCAAGTCTGACACAGATACTGCTTCGTACTTGTCCAGAATAACGCTGAAGCTTTCAAGCACAGTGTCTGCATCCGAACGAGTAGAAAACATGATTTCGTTAGTGTCTCTTCGACCGCCTCGATTAAACGCCGGAGGTTGTCCAGGCAGCATCGCTGATGGAGAAGACCTAGGGTCGTAGCTTCGCTGCACTGGTGAGTTATATGTCACTCGAGACCCACCAACTGGTGTATACCGTCGAGGTGCTTGCCCTCTATAAAAGATTCGCTCAAGTCCACGAGATCCTGCATCTACAATCATGTTTTTCAATGCTGGAATAAGAACTTCACCGAACACGTACTCGGTAACACCTTTGAAATCGGCTCCAACAAACAGATCTTTCATGCGTCGACCCATCGACTTCTGTTTCTGGACAACTTCTGCTTGTGTAACTCGTTCAATCTTCTTTTCTTTTTGAGCCTTAGGCTCTTTGGCCCCGAGGACGTTTTTACTATTACTCGGATATTCTTCCATATCAAACCCCTGTTTCTTCGGGTGATCCTGGTGCTGGCGGAGGCGGCAAAGTTGAAACAGCTTGTTTATTCTGCAGCATCAACGTCTTCATTTCCATGTTTGCGTTGTCTTGCAACTCAGGAGGAAGCAGTCCAATAATGAAAGCCATCGCTTTATCTTGATCTGTTACCAACTCCATGAACAACGCTTCGTATGCTGCAGTTTGCGTAAACTCGTGCCATTGTTCTTCGGACTTGATAAATCGATCACCATCTCGAACGCCGTATGCTTTTGCAAGCAGCATTTCGAAAATTTCGATCAATTTACCATTATCTTTTTCGTTGGTAAGTCTTTGAACCATTTCCCCAAAGGATTCGTTTTTCTCACTGTACTCCAGCTTCAACCATTCTGGCTTGGACATATAGAAATATGCCGCTTTTTCTTGTGGATTACCATCGAAGTCGTTATACTTGATAATCTGCTTGAGCATCTTGTTCCTTTTCCTTAAAATTGGGCAAAAGCTAAATCCCTTGTAGGGGACTTAGCTCATTTATTACTGATTGGCTTTTGCGGCGGCCTTCTTCGCTCGGCGTGCCTGGACCTTGGTGGTCGCAAACTCGACGGCGGTCTGTGCCAGAACGGTCACTGCAACTGTAACAACAGCTCCAATGGCGGCATTCTTGACAACAGTCAGCGTCGGGTTCGTGACTTCCACGGGCTCGGTGACTTCGATTGATTCGGTCTTCATTGTAAAAACTCCTTATCAGGTTTGGCTTCATTACACCATGTGTAAATTTTGCGATTAGTCATGTATGATGTAATACATCACTTTCTCGTAAGGGACATTAATTATTTGAGTGCGGTATTTACAGCGAAGAGCCAAGGGTGGTCCCATCGCTGTCATCCACAAATCGATTACTTCTATTTTTCTCAGAGCTTTGCTATTGTTTAAATACAACGTGAGGACTGACCCCTTCCAGTCCTCGTACGTTGCAAGCGGCTTACTTGAATCTGATGTTGGCATAGCCTCTCCTAGAACGGTTCGATATAGTTATAGTCGAAGGCGATACACGGTTGATTGTCTTCTGTCATTACCGGATAGAAACTCAACTCCAGCAATCTGGAATTTTGCCATCCAGATCTCTCACAAAACTGTGTCGTTGGCAATCCAACAAGATAATAGAAATCACTTAGGCGAGCATCCACCTCACGAAGCATCTTTGCATTGACTTCGTTGACTGCTCGTTTCAGCGTTTCCATGTCGCTCATGAAATATCGTCCGCTGTGCGACTCGTAACACAACACTTTACCGTTTCCAGTAACTATGATGCCTTCCGGTCCATTGCGAACTTTATCTCGAGCGATCTCTTCTCGAATTGCTTCCTCTTTTTTTGCTCCGAGTTGTTCTACGACCTTCTCTTTGTATTCGCTGAACGTCTTCTCACTAGCACCAAGCAGGGAATATGCTACGGCGGTCTTCGTCATTGATGCTTTTGTCCCTCCAACAATGCAGGCAATTGTCGCAGCACCAGAAATTGCTGCTGGAATATAAAACTTCCAGACCAGTGGAATCCTCTCCTTCAACCGTTGTTTAACGGTGTCTGCTGTACCGGTTTCATGCTCGACTCTATTGATAACACGAGCCGCACTAAACGATGCTCTTGATGCCAAATATGCAGTCGTTATTACACCACTGATACTGACACCACTCAAAATCACCGGCGAATTATCCATTGCCAGTTTCTGCGTCCTCCGAAGTAGTACGCCTACCTGCATCGGTTCTTCCTCATCTCTCGTACGAATATCCAAATCAACCAAAAGCCACAAGTAACACAGATCATGATTCCATCAACCAGAAAGTTGAAAAATCCGTATTGCTTGTTACAGCAACATCCATAGGGATTACAATTACACATTATTCACTCCTTTCAAAGGCAAAAATGATGTGAGAAGTAAAGGTCCATCGCCCATCGAAAACGGTGGTCCAGATAGGTAGCCACTTCATGTGGGGCTACACCTTCGTGTCTTATCTCTTCTCATAACATGCTGTGTTAATTTTGCGAAAACCTAAATCCCTTGTAGGATCTAGGCTTTTAATTAACTTTCGGGTCGGGTAACAATATCCCAAAACTTCGCAGTTTCAAGCTGTCGGTCCAGATAATTCAGAACTGTATTCGTGTTTTCGCTCAGTTGTTCCATCTGCTTGCGATGATCCGCAAGGGCTTTCATGCGCTTTGCGTGATTGCGATCTTGGATCTTGCTTGCGATGGAACCGGCGACAACGGATACAACAATGAGAACTCCGGCAACGACTAGCGTTTTTTGGTCTTTTTGGTTCATTATGTTTCCTTTCGTAGGTCTTCATAATATACCATGTTAAAAATGCGAAAACCTAAATCCCTTGTAGGATCTAGGCTTAGAGTTCACTTCTTGTGGCTGATCTTGTAGTTGATCTGCTTGGCGTAGGCGTGGCGACCCTGTGCGGCGGTAATAGCGTCAATGAGTTTGGCAGCAGCGGTAACTGCAGCGGCTCCGACACCAATTGCCAGGATGGGATTCTCCTCGACCTGCTTCTTCAGCTTCTCGAACATTATGGTTTCCTTTCGGTAGATCTCTCTATTATAAGACCTGTTAAAAGTGCGAAAAATTAAATGAGAGGTTAACATTGCGTTAACGGCCTAACATTAAGCCTGTTAGGTTTCTCTCATAACAACACGTGTAATTTTTGCGAAAAGCTAAATTCCTTGTAGAATCTAGCCTTTTGATTTCTCAACTATTGACGATGATCATGTATGATCCATCGGCGAGGGTTTCGATTCGCTTTCCTTGGCGAGCGGCGGTCTCCAGTCGCTTGATGTTGCGACGGATCTCGAGCTCAACCTTGACAGCGGTCTTGGCCTTCTTGATGATGTTCATTATAGATTATTCTCCTTAGTAGGGTCTCTATAATAGGCCATGTAAATTTTGCGAAAACCTAAATCCCTTGTAGGATCTAGGCTTTGAGTTCATTGCTTAGTGGCGTATGCCACCGCAACTTTGCGGAGGGTGTCGAGGGCGACGTAGCCGGCAACCGCCCAACCAGTCTTCTTGATCAACTCCCCAAGGTGCGTGCTAATGATCTTAGCAGTATCCTCGAGTCGAATATCAGCGGGCAACTGGTCGTACGGTGTTTGGGCCTTTTTGTCGGCTTTGACAACTCTCATCTCAATTTTGCGGTTAAACATTATATGCTCCTTTGTAGATGACTCTCATTATATGCGCTGTTAAATTTGCGATAGTTGAGCGGAAATTCTCCCCCGGGATTTTTTTGAGATCGAAAAATTACAATCCGTGTAAATATGGCGAAAACCTATAGAGCATGTAATTTCTTACACACCCTATAGGTTCTCACCACGATTAGTTGGTGATGTCAGATCTTCGGCTTGATCCTCTCACCCAATCCTTTTGAGGTGAACACGTGCTTCTGTTCGTATGCGACTATCACGACGATTCCGAGGATGTTCGCTGCAGATATGATCACAGTGTCCCAGCTGAATTGTCGATCCCTTTTCGGGTTTCGAATTTCTTCAACTTTTACATAGTGACTCAAGATCTTTGCGTACTCATCAGAATCGGCGGAATACTCTTTCAATTCGACCAGAAGATTGTTACTCACTTCTTCCAGTTTTGGGTCTGGTTCTTGCTTCTTTCCAAACATCAAAATATCCTTTCGGTTGGTTCTATTATAATCGTTGTTTAATCTGCGATTACAGTTCCAACAGAGAAGGTAACGTATTCTCGCTCATCCAGATCTTCTGGGGGAGTCTTCAACTCTATCAAATATGATTTGTGCCCATCTTCTTTTTGGTTAATAACGATTCTTCCATCGAAGTTACCATCGTAGGAATAGTACGTTTTTTCACCAAGATTGAGAATACAACCAAAGAAAAGCGTAGCAATCGCTAGCATTCCAAGAAGAGATTCAGTGCCGGGAAGATCCCAAATCAATGATCCTACGAAATATAGAGTAGCGATAGCAGGAAGCCAAATATGAACTAGTACACGGAGTCTCTTAATGGTTGTCACGGATTAATAGCCTCATCATGGGGCGGAACGCCATCAGGCACCAAAGAACCTACCCTGGCAGTCTGAGTGTTATCGATAGCTTGAACAACCTTCTGACCAAAGCCAAAGATCGAAGAAGCCTGAAGACCGACAAACAAGAGCGAATAGAAGTTCAAGACGCTCAAAGCCTGTCCACCGACGGCAATGCCATCAGCGAAATCAGTCTGAGCGACGAGAAGAACCACGAATACTCCGGCAGCCCATGAAACGAGCTGGGTAATGGCAGACTTGAAGTCTCCATTGGTGAGGTAGCGCAGGAAGTTCACAAGTGTGAACACCAGTGCACCCATTGCTACGAGAGGAACGAATTCCATTGTTTTCTCCTTACGGTATAGATGTAGTTGGGGGGATTGTCGTAGTTGGTAACACTTCTCGTACTTCTGGCGGTAAACCGTCATCAATAGGATTAGGTGTGGCAACTAACGGACATGGCAGTTGATTTCCACTATTAGTGTAGTCAACCTTGGCAGCAATTGCTGCTTTTGCTTCATTATTAGTTTTATCTAGTTCTGTAATTTTGTCATTAACGGCCGCAACTCGATCTGGGCCAGGTGGAATCTGAGTAATGATGATAAGAAAATCACTAATCAAAACCAACTGCTTTGATCGATATGTGTCAGTAACATCTGTGAATCGACGTACACAATCCAATTTGGCTGCTGTTAATTTGTCCGATTCGGCTCGAGCCGATTGAAATTGCTCCAACTGATGCTTCAAATTGTTTTCGTTGGCGTTTTTGTCAAAGATCACAACAATCATCACCAACAATGCAAAGAATATAACCGCTGTACGAGCAATGTCACGAAGATGCGACAATCGACGTTCTTTGTCACTCCTCAAAGGTTCGCCATGTACTTCTACATGTTCGACCTTTTCCGTATGACTGACAATCTCGGCATGTTCGACAATACCGGCATTTGATACAATTGCTGGATTTTCACCAGTAATCGGATGTTCATCACTTGTATCTGCCATCGATCAACTCCTCTAT